TATAATCTTTCATTCCATATTTTGTAATTTGAAATTGTTTTACATCATTATCCCAAGCTTTACCTGTGAGGTAAACTTTGTCTGCACCAATACCATAATTTTTTTGGACTGCTTCAGCTGCAGAAATGGCTTGACACAAATTACCGTAGTCTTTTTCTAATGCCTCAACTTCTAAGGAAGTAAATCCAATAACTTTACCAGACTTTGTAATTTGTTTTACTTGTTCAATTAAAGCATCAAGGTCTTCAACTGTTTCAATTTTTGGGATACTTGATAGTGTACAAAGTGCAGCTGTCATAAGTTCATTAGGATCAGCTTTTGCACCACCTCCACGTTTACCATCAGGTCTTGTTTGAACATAGATATCTTTTTGCATATCCTTATGTTTAAATAAGAAATCTTTTTTTGCTCTTGTTGTTGAGGGTTTTTTTAATTCTAGGTCTGGGTCTTTACCTATAACTTCATTTGCCATAGAAGTAAAAGCTATTCTTTTACTGTCAGGTAAAACTATTTGCACGCCAATTCTTTTTCCTGTATTTTTTCCTGGCCGTGCGTCTTTACTTATTTCACCATCTATAGAACCAATGTTATCGTCAATTTCTGCAACTAGTTCTACAGCAAACTGGTCATCATTTCCACCTTTGTATTCTAAAGCCTCAGACAAAAAATCTGAAACTTTAGT